GGCACAGACACAATTAGACCGATTTGGGTGACCTCCCCCTATCTATGAAAACAAGAAAGGTGATTTCTATGGCAAGAAGAGGACCGAAAAAGCAGACATTTGAAGAGAGAAAAGCCGCGGGCAAAGTGCTTGATGCTGAAGAAATAGTCAAACCCATGCCCGGCTTGAGTAAGATTGCGCGAGCTGAATGGAAGAGGGTAGCTCCCACACTTCACAAGCTCGGTCTTCTCACTGATATAGACAGGACTGCCCTTGCGGGATACTGTGAAAGCTTCGCAATGTGGATAGATTGCCACAAGATTCTTCAGAAGGAAGGGTACACAGTTACGGTTCATCAGAAGAACCGAAAGGGCGAAGAGGTAGGGACTTACTATCAGCAACGCCCGGAGGTAAAGATTGCAGACATGGCACTCAGTAAGATAAGAGACTTCTGCAACGACTTCGGAATGAATCCAACGAGCAGGGGAAAGATGACGCTACCGGGGGAAAACGAAAACTCTAAAGTGGTGGATATGCTTGATTGATGAAGGCCGAGTAAAGAAGATCCTCGACTTCTTCACAATTCTAAAACACACTAAATCCCCCTGGTATGGTAAACCCTTCATCCTGCACGAGTGGCAGAAGAAGATTCTAATTGATCTTTATGGAACTGTAAACAAGGAAGGCTTGCGGCAGTATCGGCAGGCTTTTTTGTTTCTTGCGAGGAAGAACGGAAAGTCGGAGCTGGCGGCTGCTCTTGCACTCTATCACCTGTTTGCAGACAATTGCCCTGGTGGAGAAATCTATTCAGCGGCTGCGGATCGAGAACAAGCCTCGCTCATATTTAATGTTGCGAGGGATATGGTCCGGCAAGTCCCGGAACTCAGGAAGCGATCTAAAGTGATTGAGACTCAGAAGCGGATAGTAAACTACCGGAACAACTCATTCTATCGCGCGATTCCAGCCGAAGCCGCAAGCGCTCATGGGTACAACGCATCGGCAGTCATCATCGACGAGCTTCATACCCAGCCTAACCGCGAACTCTACGATGTTCTCACAACCAGCACAGGGACAAGAGACGAGCCAATGATTATATCCATCTCCACGGCGGGGTTTGATAAGCAACATTCAATTTGCGGAGAGGTTTATAACTACGCGAAGAAGGTAGAAGAAAGAATCGTTGACGACCCGTCCTTCTACCCTGTCATCTACGAAGCCGACGAGAGCGATGACTGGACCGCTGAGAAGGTGTGGTACAAAGCTAACCCCGCACTCGGACAGTTCAGAAAGATTGAGGAACTTCAGGCAATGTGCAAGAAAGCTCAGGCCGTACCCTCTCTTGAGAATACTTTCAAGAGACTATATCTCAATATATGGACGGCTCAGGAGACGAGGTGGCTTCAGATGTCCAAATGGGACGCATCCGCGGGTGAGATAAACCTCGAAGAACTGCGCGGAAGAGTCTGTTATGCGGGTCTTGACCTTGCATCCACGACAGATATAGCGGCGTTTTCTCTTGTTTTTCCTATGGACGACGGCAGTTTTAAGATCTTGCCGTTCTTCTGGATACCCGAAGAGAACATGAGAGACAGAGTTAATCGTGACAAAGTACCCTACGATGTGTGGGTTCGAGACGGATATATGGAAGCCACGGCGGGGAATGTCATCCACTACGCGGCCATCGAGCAGAAGATTCAGGAACTCGCGGAGGAATACGACATAAGACTGATAGCCTTTGACCGATGGGGAGCAATCCAATTGATTCAGGATCTTCAAGATGTGGGCTTTCAGGTGGTTGGCTTTGGACAGGGCTTCGCCTCGATGAATGCGCCCACAAAAGAATTCATGAATCTAATACTCTCTAAGAAACTCCATCACGGAAACAATCCTGTTCTCAGATGGATGGCAGATAACGTGGTTGTAAAAGAAGATCCAGCGGGGAACGTGAAACCAGACAAATCAAAATCGACAGAAAAGATAGATGGAATAGTCGCAACCATCATGGCGTTGGACGGAGCAATCCGAAATCAGGAAGGCCCCTCAATGTATGAAGAACGCGGCGTTCTCTCTTTCTGAAAGGAATGATGCAGTGTGCAAATCCCTTTCCTCAAAAAAATATTCAAAAGAAGCACAGTAGCCAATCCAACTAAATGGCTTCTTGAGCTTTTCGGTGCGAAAAACTCAAAGACAGGAGTCACAGTCAACGAAACTTCTGCGATGTATTACACGACGGTGTACTCATGCGTAAAGATTATCTCTGAATCTCTCGCTTCGTTGCCCTTAATACTCTATGAAAGGCTCGAAAGGGGCAAAAGAAGGGCAGTTGAGCATCCACTTTATGGTGTTTTACACGATCTAGCGAACCCTTACATGACATCGTTTGTGTTCAGAGAGACACTTCAGAACCATCTTTTAACGTATGGTAACGCTTTTTGTGAGATTCAGAGGAATAAAGCCGGTGAAGTAATTGCCCTGTGGCCCTTACTTCCTGACAGAACGAGTATAGAAATTGTCAACGACAAGAAACTATACACAACCAGAGTCAAGAACGAAGAGATAAAACTCCCTGCTGACAGGGTTCTACACATTCCCGGGCTGGGATTTGACGGTCTCAAGGGTTATTCCCCTATCACGATGGCGATGGAGGCAATAGGTTTAGGACTTGCCGCGGAAGAGTTTGGAGCTAAGTTCTACGCAAACGGAATGAACATCGGTGGAGTTGCAGAGCATCCCAGCAAACTATCCGAGCAAGGTGCAAAGAACCTCCGAGAGTCAATCAACAAGACATACGCGGGGTTGGGAAACGCTTACAGGGTTCTTCTCCTGGAAGAAGGAATGAAGTTCCAGCGAATAAACATAACTCCGAACGAAGGCCAGTTCCTAGAGACTCGAAAGTTCCAGAAGGCCGAGATAGCAGGGTTCTATCGCGTACCTCCTCACATGATTGGAGATCTTGACAGGGCAACGTTCTCGAACATTGAACATCAATCCCTTGAGTTTGTTAAGTACACACTGAGACCGTGGTTAGTTAGATGGGAGCAGGCGATTGTAACTCAGATCTTGAGTCCGTTCGAGAGGGAGAAATACTTCGCTGAGTTCTTGGTTGAAGGACTTCTCCGCGGTGATCTCAAGTCTAGGTACGAAGCCTATGCGGTAGGAAGAAATAGCGGCTGGTTAAGTGCTGATGAAATTAGAGAACTAGAAAATATGAACCCGCTGCCAGACGGAAAGGGTGAGATTTATCTCGTTCCTTTGAACATGGTCCCGGTGGATATGGTGATGAACCCGCCCGAGACTCAACCTCCACAAGAATCAAGCCTGAAAACTGACAAAGAGACTCGCTCGGAAGAGAGAGACGTTCGGGCTGTGGAGAACAGGAACAGAACGGCGAGATCGTGGCAGAGGACTTACTCCGATGCTTACTCAAGGATAGTCAGGCGCGAGAAGAACGACATAACCCGGCTCGTGGAGAAGAAACTGCGAAACGTCTCTGATTTTGTGTCTGAGATAGAGAAATTCTACTCCGGAAAGTTCCGTGAATACGTGCTCACGACACTGAGACCTGTGGTTAACGGCCTTGCCGAGCAGATAGCAGCGATAGCGGCTGAGGAAGTGGGCGGCAATCCTTCCCCAGAAGAGCTCGAAAAGTTCTATAACGAGTACCTCGACTCTATGGCCGAGAGACACATCGAGTCTTCGAGAGGGCAGCTCATAGCTTTGGCCGAAAAAGAAGAGAAACCAGACGAGGCGATTCTAACGAGGTTGGACGAATGGGAAGAGACGAGGCCCGCAAAGTCTTCAGACAACGAGGTTCAGAGACTCACAAACGCGATTACCAAGTTCGCTTGGTTGCTTCTCGGTGTAACCACGCTTCGATGGGTGACGATGGGCTCCGATCCCTGTCCTTTGTGTCAGTCGATGAACGGCAAAGTTGTCTCGATAGAGAAATCTTTCATAGAAGCGGGTAGCGAGATGAACGAAGGCGGAGTGAAGATGCAGGTTTATCACAACATTGGCCATCCTCCACTGCATCAGGGTTGCGTATGCGGAATAGTTCCTGGATGAGGTGATGATATGGAAATACGAACAATTCAGTCGGAATTTAGGGTAGAAAACAAAGAAGGCAAGGCTCAAATTTCGGGTTATGCGGCCGTTTTCAATGAGCTTTCGGATGATCTGGGCGGGTTCAGAGAAAAGATTCAACCCGGGGCATTCTCCGAGGCCGTTGTAAACGATGACGTAAGGGCGCTCTGGAACCACGATTCAAATTACGTACTTGGCAGAAATAAGGCCGGAACGCTGAAATTGAGCGAAGATGAGCGGGGATTGCACTACGAAGTCGACCTTCCCGATACCCAGTGGGCGAAGGACCTCTCGGAGTCCATTAAAAGAGGAGACGTTACCCAGAGTTCTTTCGGGTTCATTGTGGACTCTGATGAATGGAGTAAGCAAGACGGTGAGACTGTGCGAACCCTCACAAAGGTAACTTTGTTCGATGTCTCACCAGTAACTTACCCGGCTTACCCCCAAACATCGACAAGTGCACGTTCAATTCTCGAAGCAAATAAAGATCGCATTCCCGATGACGGTGCGGAATCGGGACAAACGACGGCGCGTCTTGATATTCAGAAGAAAAAGCTAGAACTACTTGAGAAAACTCTTTAGGAGGTAATGACATGGAAATCTTAGAAATGAAACAAAAAAGAGCCGCGCTGGTAAAGGAAGCTCGCAAGCTCCTTGATACAGCGGAGACGGAAAAGAGAGAACTCACAGGCGAAGAGACACAGAAGTACGAAGAGATGATGAAGGACGTTGACTCTTGGGGTACGAAGATCGAAAGAGAGGAATCTCTCAGAAAGATGGAAGAGACTCTCAAGGAACCCGAGGTTAAGACCCCGACTCAGACTGAGAAACCTGAAGAGAGAAAGGACCCGAAGGAAACCGAAGAGTACAGAAAGAGCTTTGAGAGGTTCCTTAGAAACGGTATAAGCTCTCTGACAGAGAAGGAATTCAGGGCAATGCAGGCCGAAGATCCCGAAGGTGGTGGATACCTCGTTGCTCCGCAGCAGTTCGTTTCAGAAATGCTCAAGGCTGTGGATAACACGGTGTTCATGAGAACGCTTGCGAGAAAGTTCTCGCTTGGAAAGGCCGAGAGCCTTGGCGTTCCAAAGCTAGATACAGACTTCACCTCAGCAGATTGGGTATCTGAACTTGACACAGGAGATGAGGACACCCTCGACTTTGGAAAGAGAGAACTGAGGCCGCACGCTCTTTCCAAGCTCGTCAAACTTTCCAACAAGCTCATCAGAAACTCTGTAACACCGATAGAATCAATGGTTCGAGAAAGGCTTGCATACGTCTTCTCGACCACGATGGAAAACGCGTACCTCAACGGAACAGGGCTTCAGCAACCTCTTGGAATTTTCGTTGCTAGTGATGACGGAATCTCCACAGGCCGCGATGTTTCGACAGGAAACACAACAACCTCAATCAAAGCCGACGGTCTCATAGAGGTAAAGTACACCCTTGCAACCCCATACCTCAGAAATGCACGCTGGGTATTCCATAGGGATGCTCTGAAACAGATCAGAAAGCTCAAGGATGGAGAAGGTCAGTATCTCTGGCAGCCTGGTATAACCGGGGACAGGGTAGATAACATTCTCGGAATCCCTGTTATCACCAGTGAATACGCACCAAACACCTTCACAGCCGGGCCTTACGTGGGTCTTCTCGGAGCCTT